CGACCAGACATTCACCGGCTTAGCGCCCAGGTGAGCCATACCTCGCTGGACTGACGAGATACCACCGCCTGTCGCAGCCGGGTCATCGGCGACATCACTGTCGCAGTAGCCCAGCAGCTGGCCGGCAGTTGTCGACGGACACGCTGGAACGTATCGGATCCGAAGATCTCGGAATTTGTATCGTTCAAACAGCGTTGACATCGTCGCCAACCGTGGCCCGAGTGACCGCGCGCCGATGGCCTGGGAAATTAGGACATCACCGGCCGCACACCCGGATGAGCCCGAAGCCACTGGAGCGAGGTAATCGCTTCCGCGGATTCGTGCCGTGGTTGCCGATGTGGAAAATTGCATCGGTTTCCGCACCGCAGGCATCTTTGAGGCAATCGTCGCCCCCTTAGGTGCCCGCGAGGAAGGACCAGTCTTCGGTCCTGCGCCAACCTTCTTTTCGGTCGGCTTTTTCTGCTTCTTGGCAGATTTGCTGTTTCGTTGAGAAATCATGGAGCCCCGTCTCAACTGAGGTGTGGTTCCTCCGGCGACTGTTCATCCCCGATCCTAAACCCGTGCAGTCTGTAGGCATTCCGCCATAGCTTAGCACGCAATTATTGAGGCAGGCTTTTAGCGCTGCCAGCGTTTTGGGTCCGTGGGCTTTCCACGTGGATCGAGAACCCATTTTGTCGTGGTGAGGGTTCGCCCTTGCCACTCCGGTGTAACTGAAACCGGCAGACAAGCTCATTCTTGATCATATCCTGTGACATCACCTCGACCGCCCTGAGTTTCTTGAACTTGGGGAACCGCGTTTTCCATCGCGCGGTCGCGCCAGTGTCTAACATCCTCCAACCAGGAGGGCCTCGCGCAGAGATCTCGCGCTTATAGGTCTTAGTGCACTGAAACGCCTCGGTCGTTTGTCGTAAACCGAATCCCGATGCAATCGCGTTCGGGTTTCGGGGCCAATGCTCGACGTGAGTCTCGCGCTTCACAGGTATGGCGTAAACATTCCGCCATTGGCCTGCCTCAATCGCGTCTCTCTCGTAGTGGGGGACAATACAAGTCTCCTGTTCAGACAGCCATGTCGCGTACTTGCCCTGCCAAAGACTTGCGTCTTCAGCTGGGACGAACCGACCCTTCCTGTCTGACCACTTCCGAGCTCCGTAAGGCTTTATCCCCAGACCGCCTCTTGACATTGGCAGGAATGGGTTCAACTTCTTGCGGGTGACACTCTCCACCTTGTCCTTGTGGTAGAACATGAAACGACTTAAGGTTCTAGTCGGATCGTTCGAGCCCTTGAGACAGATCTCGAGTGTCGTAACTACTGGCGGTTTCTCGACCGCGTCCCCACCGATCGCTTCAGCGACCTTGCTTCGCCCGAGGAGGAGTCCACTGGCGAAGAAGGGAAGTTGTCTCACTCGCACACCTTCCTTATGACGTGTGCAACTGAACAACTCGCTGTTAATCAAACAATAGCGACCGTGGCAGTAGTTTTTGCCCACAGATTTGACAAAGCCGAACTCTTTGATGGCCGCGCTCCAAGCATCATACTCCTTCTGATTCGCGAAAAAGGCGATATCGTCCCCATTGACGAGTGAAGGAACCCGCTCCGGGTTCTCCTCATTAGGGTAGAGTGTGATCCAGTGGCAGAGCATGTTCACGATACACAGAATCGGGAAGCTTAGGGGTGACCCCATCAGCTGGCCCGTTTGCTGCACGATCGGCTGGACCCCTGTTTTCTTGGGGTACTCGATCACATGCTCATAGAGAACCTTCCGCGCAAGTATCTTCAAGCGCGAACAATCGGTCATTGACAAGCCCCTAGACTTCTGGGTCAACTTGTCGAGGAGGAACTCAAAGACTATCTTGGTCATTTCGATCTTCAGATAGTCGGTCGCCGCTGTATAATCACCAGAGATGAACTTCTGGTCTTTTCCGGCGAGCTTCATGAGCTTCTCCATGATCTGATCGTCGACGGGCCTTCCGATTAACTGGAAGTTTTCCATCCGGCGAAGGTTCTCGTGCATCCACTTCTGCACGGAGTGCACGACGTAGTACGGCAACGCACGTCCTTTTGTGATCACCCTAACCTTGAGTGGTTCACAAATGCCAACAGTCTTGCAGCACATAGGTCCCGCGACGGATTCACTGTCATAAGCAACAGCTAAG